TATGAATATGACAAAATAAAGGATTTGCCAAAATTAAATGGCGAGATTATTTTTGTAGAGGTAAAAAATGAAATCAAAGGAATTATCGAAACCAGCTAAAATTGCGGCGACACACGCATTAAAAGAATTAGATTTTACTTATGAACAAATTGCTGAAATTTTGGGAATTGGAATAAGAAGCGCTAAGCGCTATATTACTGAAGTAACTGATAAACAGTGGCACGAGTTTGGCACTAATATAAAAAAACTGATAAGCATTAAAGAAGAAGAAATTGCATCAAAGGCACTTGCGTTAATTGAAGAAAAAATGCCAAAGGCACAATTCAGAGACTTAGTAGGACTTTACAAAATTATTAGAGAATTACAGCGAGGGCAACCGCCGTTAGTGGCGCAACAATTTATCGGCGGAGAAATGCAGATAGAATTTATTCAAGATGCAAGTAAAACTTAATGAATGGCAATACAAAGTTGCGATTGATAATCGTCGTTTCAAAATAGTATGCGCTGGCAGGCGCGCTGGCAAGTCTGTTTTGAGTCGAATGATTGTATTGCAGTGGGCGCTTAAAAAGTCAGGACTTTATTGGATTGTTTCGCCGACTTATCGACAATCAAAAATGATACATTGGCGGGAAATGAAAAAAGAAATTCCGCCTGAATGGATTATACATAAAAATGAGCAAGAACTTTCTTTTACGCTTAAAAACGGCAGTATCATTGAGCTTAAAGGAGCAGAGAATCCCGATGCTCTTCGGGGGGTCAAACTCCGAGGTCTCGTCATTGACGAAATTGCCAGTATTAGAAATTGGGATTGGCTCTGGCCAGAGGTTTTACGCCCTACCCTTACCGACTACGAAGCACCTGCGATATTTATTTCGACACCCAAAGGGTTTAATCACTTTTATACTTTGTATGAGACTGGCCAAGAGGATGGCGGAAATTACAAATCTTGGCAATTTACTTCTTACGAAAACCCCTACATCCCAAAGGAGGAAATAGATAATGCCAAAAAAGAACTCACCGAAGATACATTCGCCCAAGAATATTTGGCAGACTTTAGGAAATTTACGGGCTTGGTTTACAAAGAATTTGACAGAGAAATTCATGTTATCAGGCCATTTGATATCCCGGAGGGCTGGAGTATTTATCGAGGAATTGACTTTGGTTCAACGAACCCTACGGCGTGTCTTTGGATTGCAGTTGATGGCGACGAGAACTGGTTTATCATTAACGAACATTACGAGGCGGGACAGACAATCGATTATCACGCCGGGGTTATTAATGCTGTCCCGCAAAGGGGGAATCTGGCTGCGTCCTATGGAGATCCATCCGGCGCCCAATGGATTTCCGAATTCGCCCAAAGAGGAATTTACATTACGCCAGCGACAAAAGAAACAAACACAAGTTATAATTCGTGGATTAGATTCGGAATCGAAAAAATCGCAGAAAAACTCAAATGTATTCCCGGACGATTTGTGCCCACTGTGCAAGAAAAGAATCAAATACGCCTACAATCTTTGCCGAGTTTGTTTATCTTCTCCAACTGCCAAAATACGATTAGAGAATTTGAAACTTACCGCTGGAAAGAAAAAAAAGAAACGCAAGCCCAAGATTTAAATGAACCAGACATACCCGAAAAGGCAAATGACCACGCAATGGATGCCTTAAGATATTTTGCAGTTTCTTATAAAAAACTAACCAGTTCTGAATTGCCGAAAAATGATATTGCAAGAAAGAACTGGAGGATAGGAAAATAAATGAAAACATTGTCATCATTGTCAACAATTGCGCCAATGGATGTTGAAAGAGCAAAAGCGTTTGGAGAAATATTTGCTGATTTCTTTTTGGACACGGGATTAAATCCTGAGATATTTTTCCCAATTGGTAGAGTTTTAGTAAATATGGCCTATGGCACAGGTTTCGGTAAAATAGTCCTTTTCATGGAAAAGGGCGAATTAGTACAAATAAAACCAGAGGAATCGGTATTAGTAAAACGCTCGGTCTTGACAAGTAGGGGAAATGAATGATATTATTAAAGTGAAGTATTGACGGCTTGAAGTCTAATAAGACAGGAGTCGCTGTAAATTCATGCAGCGACTCTTTTTTGTTATGCCAGAGCAACAAATTATTCGCGGAACAAAAGAAGAGCAAAAAACTTTTACAGAGGCAATGCGTCATTATTCAATGGCAAAAGAAGATTTGGATAGTCGCTTGTCCAACATGGATACCATTGATGAACTCTTCCGTTCTTATCTTGATGAAGATGATTGGCCTTATCAATCTTTAGTTTTTGATCCGCGAACTTTCAATGCAATTTTAGAAAAAACAGCAAGACTTTTAGCAAATAAGCCTCGCGGCAGACTCGTGCCAAGAGAGGGCGGTGATTCTTTGGGCGCAAAGATTAACAATGAACTTTTAAGATATCAATGGGACGATAACGAAAGGATTTCAAATCTGCCGATGCTTGCCAAATGGGCAATCCTTGATATGAATGCTCGTAAATATGGCGCTGGTTTTGCCCTTTGTAAATGGCGATATGAAATGAAAACAGATTTGAAAAACAAAAAGAAAGAAATTTGGTTTGACGGGCCAGACTTTAAGCCCTTAATCAACCGTGATTGCTTGCCAAATCCCTCTTATTCATTTATCAAGAATTGGTTTCAACATCGAGACTATTTGACATTACAGGAATTAGAAAATATTAATGACGCCGCCCGCTCAACCGAAAAGATTTACAAAAACCTTGATTTGTTAAGAGATGCCCTGCGAGAGGGCGAGGGTAAGGGTGGCGATAGGCGGGCGACCAATTGGACATCTAAAAATCTTTCAATTAAAGGATTAACCGACTATTTAGGGCAGGATGAATATTTCAAAGTAATTGAAGTAGTGACTGAATATAGAAACAACCGCTGGATTACATTTGCTCCAAAACACGGCGTTGTCTTGCGCGATATTTCCAATCCTTATGAGCATGGACAAATTCCCGTAGTTATGCTTCGTTACTATCCAGTTGATGATGATTTATATGGACTTTCTGAAATTGAGCCAGTTGAAAGTATCCAAAAGGCAATTAATGCCTTAGTTTGTCAATATTTAGATACTGTAAATATAAATCTTTATACGCCGCTTAAAGTAAGAAAAACTGGCGTTGAAATGCATACTTTAGAGTTTGGGCCAGGGAAAAAATGGCTAATGAATGACCCGGCGACAGATGTAATTCCCTATCAAGCTTCGGGCGCGGGAGTTGCTGAATTTGGTAATACTTATCGTTTCCTTACCGGCGCAATGCAAGCGGCGCTTGGTTCAACCAGCGCGGGAATTTCTAATTTAGTGCCGGGCGAAAGCAAAAAAACGGCAACCGAAATTCAAGATTTGGCATTGCAAAGAAGCGCAAGAGATAATTTCAATCAAATTTTTTTGGCCGAGGCACTCAAAAAGCAAATGATGTTTTGGTTTTTAATGAATAGACAATTTCTTTTTAGCGACCCGACTGAAAAAGTAAAAGTAATACGAATTGTTGGCAAGGACGCCATTCGCTATTTTCAAAAACGAGGGCTCGATAGTTGGGGAATTTCTGACGGGGCGGCACAGGCGATTGTTGAATTGCGAACACAAGGCGTTGAAGTATTGCCAGAAGAATTTATGACGCCACTTTCTACTGTTGAAACGAAAGAAGGCAAAATGCCAAAGTTTAGAGTAGAAGAAAGTGGTGAGGCGGGCTATTTGTTAATGGAAAAAGAAGATATTTCGGGTAATTACGATTATATTCCCGACATCGAAAGCATGCAACTGCCGACTGAACAGCAAGTTTTGGCGGTAAAAAAGCAAATGATAGCGTTGGTTCAAGATGCCAATACAAGACAAGTTTTATTGGAAGAAGGATATAAATTGAAATCAAAGGAACTTTTAGAGGATTTTTTTGAGCAAATTGGATTAAAAGATGCCGAGAAATATTTTGAGCGAATAGAGGGAGGTAAGTATGGCGCTCAAGCCCAAGTCCCAACCACAAGACCGTCTCTCATTGGGGGAGCGGCAGGCGCTGAAACAGGCGCAGTTAGTGGAGCAGTTAGCCAACCAGCAGGGTTGGCGTGAGGTATTGCTCCCGTGGTTGGAGAATAAAATAAAAAACTCTTGGCCCGATCCAAGAGAATTCAAAAACAATGAGGGGTTTTTATATGCTTACAATGTTATGCGTGGCTTTGCGCAGGCTGCAAATGAAATTCTTGATTTTGTTAAACAAATGCAAAATCAAGCTTCTTATCTTCGCAAAAAAGAAAAAGGCGAGATAAAAGATAAATTCAGGGAAATTTTTAGGAAAGGCGGTGAATAAAAATGCCAGTAAGAATGATACATCGCAATCAAATACCAAATGCGCCCGAGAATGTTGATCCGATTGTTAATTATAGTGAATATGACGGACAGGCTTTCTGCTGGGCACCGGGTCAGGTGAGAGTATTTGCTGATGATGGCGTTGCCGCCAGACATGCAACTAATACTTTCTTGGGCAATACAACAGTAATTGTTGATGATTCGGCAAGCGGCATTAAAGACCCTTGCACTTTTCCGGCGCGGAGTTAAAGGAAGGTGATTTTATGTCAGTAGCGTTTGAATTTAATAGGCGCGCTCATTTGTTAAAAGTTGGTATGACAACTCGTTTTAGAAGAAAAAGAATTAAACGTCAGTGTGATTTTTGTAAAGAAATCTACGAGCGCATTCCGTCACGCCTTGGCAAATATTGCAGTTATTCCTGCGCTTCTAAAATGCTGTGGCAGAAGAGAAATCATGAAGACTTTTCAGGAACAAGTAACTGGAATTGGAGGGGTGGAAGTAGCGGAGAGACGAGGTTGCGAACTAATAGAGTGGCTTGGCGAGAATTGGCTGATTATATCAGGACTCGTGATGAATATAAATGTGCGGGGTGTGGAATATCGGGGAAATTATATGTTCATCATATTATTCCATATAGAATTTCCCGCGATGACAGAGAAGAAAACCTGATAACTTTATGTGCTTCTTGTCATTCGATTCAGGAAGCATCATTAAGGAGGCAGGAGCAAAATGGTGAATTGGAGGTGAGTTAAAATGCCACAAGCCTTCGAAATGTGCAGGGCAGCTGGCGGGCGAGTAAGAACCGTAACGGGAAACAGATATGGTTGCGGTAAAAATCAATATCGGCGTATCTGTTTTCTGAAAGGAAAAAGTTATTTAGGTGAAATCAAAACGAGAAAAACTACCCAATCTGCCACCAAGCGAAGATAAATATTGGAATTTGGCAGACAAAGAAAAAATCGAATTAGATAAAAAGCCTGAATGTTCTCACTTTTTTGAACACAAAACGGCACGAGAGGTCGAATGCCGCAATTGTCATATTGGTTTTTATTTAGATATAGGCTGGATAATTAAGAATGGTCATATTTACAAAGATAAACAGTTTGTCATTTGATTTTTGGTTCGCTAACGGCGCATCAAAAACCAGCTGATAAGCTGTGTTCACCGTAATGCCTGCGTTAAAGGCATAAATTGTAATCTTAACGAGAGGAGGTGTTAAAAGTGAACGAAGACACCAGGGCAAAAGAGGAGGCTGAAGAAGGGAAACAGCCTGAGTCAATGCCTAGCTCTGAAACAAAAGAACCCAAAAAGCCACTCGAAGGCGCCGCTGAAGAAACAGTGGGGTCCGTGGAGGGCGAAGAACCTAAGTTGCCAGAAGGCGTGCGCGAGCGGACGAGGCAAGAATTTGACAAACTGCAACAGC